ATAGGTATTGGTTTTGATAAGCTGTACGACAAGTGCGCAGAAGATAAGGGCATGCTTTTTACTGACTATGCTCGTGAAAAGCGTATGAAAGGAGACTCTCTGCTTAAAAAAACTCAGTTTGACTTAGCACTAAAAAAAGATCGTACTATGCTTGTATGGCTTGGTAAACAAAGGCTTGGTCAGCTTGATCGACCGCAGTTTAAGAGTGAAGTACCACATCAGCTACTAGAGTTTATACATCTTTTAAAAGACTCTGCAATTTCCCATGCAGAAACTCAAAACTCTCTTTTAGATGATGATATAGCTCCTTATCCTGTAGAAGAAGATCAAGGATATGAGCAAGACTGTCTTAAAGAGGAAAAAGACAAGTATAAAGGAGACTGGTGAAGCCTCTAAGTGACAAGCAAAAAGATGCATTTATAAACTCAACAGCACGTATCAATATTCTTGAGGGCGCCGTACGATCTGGAAAGTCTTTTGTATGCATTTTACGCTGGATAGACTTTTGTATAAATGGCCCAGCTGGTGCGTTAGTTTTATGTGGTAGAACTGATAAAACAATAAAAAGAAATTTGATCATGCCAATGCAAAATTTACTTGGCAATGCCGTGCAATACCGCGCAGGAAAAGGAGAGGTACAGCTTTATGGGAGGACGATGTTTGTGGTCGGGGCTAATGATGAGCGCGCTGAAGGTAAAATACGGGGTTCAGAGTTTGCTGGTGCGCTTATCGACGAAGCAACACTTATGCCAGAAAACTTCTTTAAGATGCTATTATCTCGTATGTCAATTCCTGGTGCATGTGTGTTTGCGAGTACTAACCCTGACTCTCCTTATCACTGGCTTAAGCGTGATTTTATTGATAGAGCTCATGAAATTGACATTAAGAATTTTAAGTTTACCATTAGGGATAATCCTAGCCTTTCTGAAACTTACATACGGGCTATTTCAGAAGAATACCGCGGGCTATGGTACAAAAGATTTATTTTAGGTGAGTGGGTAATTGCTGAAGGGACAGTTTATGACTTTTTTGATGAAAGTAGACACGTGATACCATATGTACAGTCACCCGCAGAGTACTATATTATCGGTATTGACTACGGAACCACAAATCCGTGTGTTTTTACACTACTTGGATACAACTCTAGCGCTTATCCAAATATGTGGGTGGAAAAAGAGTATTATTTTGACTCGCGTAAAGAGCAAAGGCAAAAATCTGACTACGACTATGTAAAAGATTATATAAAATTTGTAGATGGCTTTTATGTAAAGTATATCTATATCGATCCATCAGCAGCATCTTTAAAACAAGAGTTTCTACGTAATGGTATATCCAATTTTGTAGATGCAAAAAATGACGTTGTTCCTGGTATAAGATACCTTGGACAGCTTATAACAAACGGGACACTTAAAATATGCGCTACATGCAAAGAAACAATCAAAGAGTTTAGTACATATGCTTGGGATGAAAAAGCAGCTACAAAAGGAGAAGATAAACCATTGAAAGTCAATGACCATTGCTTTGTAGCAGGAAGTTTAGTATCAACTAAATGGGGTACTTGTCCTATAGAAAAACTCGAGATTGGAGATGAAGTTCTTACACCTATTGGATACAAAAAAATAGTGGATATCTTTGTGCATGATGATAAAGTTGCAGATTTTTATATTTTTGGTACAAAAGTTAGATGTACTCCTCATCATAAAATTTACACTGCAAATCGTGGATGGATAGAAGTAAGAGACTTTACTCCATTTGATACAATTTTAAAAGTAAATGAGGATATATGTTTAAAAAAGAACAGATCATTTTTAAAGGTATCAGATTTAGAAGGTACCCATACAGTAAAGATAGAGCCTCTAGAGTCTATTTTAGCCCATCTATCGCAGACAAAAAAAAAGGATATGAAACTTTGCACAGAGAAATCTGGAAAGATACTAATGGGGAAATCCCAAAGGGAATGCATATACATCACATCGACTTTAATCCCCTTAACAATGACATTAGTAACCTCTGCTTACTCTCTACCAAAGACCATTGTAGAATTCATCAAAACAACTATTCACAAGAACAAAAAGAAAAACAAATCAATCACTTACATTCTATTAGGCATCTTACAAAAACTTGGCATAGTACCGATGCCGGACAACTATGGCATGGAGAACATGATGGATCAAAATTTTGTACGAATAAGTGTAAGTCTAAATGGAGAAGAGACAATCACATTGACGATGAGTCTAGACTATGCGCTTTCTGTGGTAAACAATATAGATGTAACAAATACCGAAAGTCCATCTGTTGCAGTATGTCATGTGGATGCAAATACAATAGAAAAAGTCTATAATTTACACGTAGAAGACTGCCACTGCTACTTTGTAAACAGCTTATTAGTTTTAAATTGCATGGATTCTATAAGGTATAGCACATATACACACTTTTACAATAGATCGACAAAGCGTATGACTGAACAAGATGCAATTGATTTGGAAAGAACTTTTGGAAAAAGATAATTTTATATCAGAATATCCTGTCATCCAATTTCACCTTTTCCCTAATGGGTTACAGTTTATTTTTATGAAGAATTTTAAAACATAACTCATTTATACACAATACATTTCAATTATAATTGTATATATATTGCTACAAAATATATATTAAAATATAAAATTTAAATATTTTAATTTGCAAACTAATAAAAAATACCTTAAATATGTACTATAAATATTATAATTTTGCTAATGCATTATTAGAGGTACATGGATTACATATACTCCCCGAATTTAAATGATAACTCGATTGTAAATGAGTATGATAGAAAATATTTGGATGCTTGGACATGCTGGAGTCCTTTTTATCCACTAGCTAACTCAGATCTGCGATACTACCTTGGAAACCAATGGGAAGATGATGAAAGACAAAAGCTATTTCAAGAAGGTAGAAATGCGTGGTCATTTAATCTAATTAGAAAAAACATCAATATGGTCGATGGCTATCAGAGGTCACATAGACTTAGCTCTGTAGTAGTACCTCAGCAACCAAAAGATCAACAAGCAGCTGATGACTTATCAGACTTACTTCAGTATGTAATGCAGCACGGGGATGGCTATAAAACGATTTCTGACGCGTTTTCTGGAGCTATAAAAACAGGATGGAATCTTTGTACTGTATATATGGACTATCGTGATGATCCAGTAAATGGGGACATTAAGTTTGGTCGTGAGCCATACTGTGGATTTATTACAGATGCATTTTTTACCAATTTAGACTTTAGTGACTGTGCATATGTAATCCGTAGAAAGTATATAAGCCCTGAACAAGCGTGCTCACTACTTCCTGGTATGGAGGATAAAGTTTGGGAAGTTTTTGAAAAAGGTTCTGCTAGAGATGACAAGTTTACGTGGCTTCCATATCAAACTGAGGGTGAAGGGAGTAACCAACTTGCATTTAACGAATACTACAAACAAGTATGGAAAAAAGTTCCTGTGTTAGTAGATGAGCTTACTGGTGAGCATATGGAATGGGACGGTTCTAAAGAGTCTTTAAAGTACATGCTTAGTACGTATCCACAACTAAAAAAGATCTATAAACAAAAGAAAGTTATTGAATGCCACATCATTTTAAATAACGTCTTTTTTAAAACAATTGAAAATCAATTTGGCTTGGATGAATATCCGTTTGTACCGTTTGTTGGACAGTTTGAGCCCGAATGTGATGTATGGGATCTTAAGTTACAATCGCTAGTTAGATGTATGGTTGATCCACAAAGAGAGTCTAATCGCCGTCTATCTCAAATGACCGACCTTGTAGAATCGCAAATAAACTCTGGGTGGATAGCAGATGAGGAATCTGTTATTAATCCGCGTAGTTTATTCCAAACTGGCCAAGGTAAAGTTATCTGGAGAGATAGAAATGCAAAACCAGGTGCATTAGAGCGTATTCAACCAGCGCAAATTCCACCATCGATGTTCCAACTGCAAGATCTATATGCAAAGTCAATGGCAGAAATCTTAGGTGTAAATGATG